GTCTGCTCGTGTAGCACACTCATTCGAATCGAGGACCACGACGCGTGTCTTGCCTGCGGACGGTCGTGGCGCACGGAACGCGGGCGCGAAGGACAACAGCCTGATGGTGATGACGACCGATGACCTGCGCGAGCATGCGGAGAACCTGGACCGCGCGCTGAACCGCAAGATCACCGATCTGTGGGAGTGCGACGACCCGGCCCGGCGCACGGCCCTGCTGAAGCAGACCAAAGCGATACGGGCCCGGATCGCAGAACTGAACGAACTGACCAAGACCGATTGATGGAGGAAGAGATGAGCGAGGCACGCGAGGCGCTGGAGACGTTCGTCAAGCAGTACGGGTCGAACGCCGGGTACGCGGTACGGTTCCCGGTTCTGCTCGATGCCCTGGTGGCGGAGGTCCGGGCGGAGGAACCGGCCACGTGCCAGGACTGCGGACACCTGGAAGCGGCGCACACAGGGGACAACGACCCGACATGCAACGCATCCTTGGCCCGGGTGCGTAGCTGCACGTGCATGTTCTACATCCCGAGCTAGACCCCGGCCACGGAAGGCGTACGGACTCCCCGCTGGAGTTCGTACGCCTTTTCCCATGCCTCGTGCCAACGCCAGGCATGGTCCTCCAGCCGGTTCGCCGCGGCCACTTCCCGGCCCGCCTGGGACAGTTCCTCCCGCAGCGCGGGTGACTCCCGCAGCCGCTTCAGCTCCCGGTACCAGGTGCGCGGACGGTCCGCCACGACCCCGGCCCCCGCCGCGTGCAGCCGGGCGTACTCCGGCCGGGGGGAGGCCACCCACGGGACCCCTGCCGCGCACATCTCCAGCGGCTTGAGCCGGGACTTGGCCCGGTTGAACCGGGTGTCCGCCAGCGGGGCGATGCCGATGCCGATCCGGCCGACCGATTCCGGCCACTGTTCCAACGGGATCCTCCCGCCCTCCGGCTCCTCCGCCAGCCCGAACGCCCGCGCGCACCCGGCCGGGTCCCCGCGCACCTCGAACCTGGCGCCCTCCGCCACCAGCCGGGAAACGGCCGCACCGACCGCTTCCGGGTCGTTGGGGTGGGAATGCAGCGACGCGGGCCAGCCGATGACGTCGGAGTCCACATGGGGCACGTCGTCGTACGCGGCGGGCAGGTAGTTGTCCAGCACCACCCCCCGGCCGTGCGCCGCGTACACGGGCAGCAGAGCCTTCGTGGATACCGTGACCAGCGTGGCCGCCCTGCACGCCGCGTTCAGGTTGCGCCAGGACGACATGGACACGGTCCCGCCCGGCAGCTTGCGCCCCTCGTTGCGGGGGTGGAGACCGTGCCACGCCGGGTTGTCCGGGTGCACCGAGGTGAGGTCGTCGTCCACGTCCACGACCACTGCGGTGCCCTGCCGGCGCAGCACGCTCACCGCCTGTGCGAGCCGGCTGTTCGTGATCCGCTGGAAAACCACCACGTCCGCTTCGGTGTCCACCTTGACCACCTCTTCACCCCGCATGTGCAGCATGACGCGGCGGTCCGCCTGCTTCACCACGGTCACGTCGTGCCCGGCCCGGCGCAGCGCCTCACCGGGCCCGGTCATGCGCAGCAGGCCCCCGGCCCAACTGTCCGTGGGGTATACCAGCACCTTCACGCGGGGTCCGTCGCCTTCCTCGCACGGACCGGGCGCGGGCTCATCTGGGCCTCCAGCGCTGCCACCCTGGCGCTCAGCGCGTCCACCTTGGTGGCCAGGGCGTGCAGCTCGGTGTGCAGGCTGTCCGGACCCGCGTCCGCCTCGGTCAGTACGCGGTCCACTTCCTGGCGGACCAGGTGGATGATCCGGTCGTCCATCGCCATCGTCGGTGCTCCTCAGGCTGCGGTGGTGAAGGCGGACTGGACCTTCGCGCTGATCGTGGTGGGCTTGTAGAAGCCGAAGTGCGCTGCCACACCGACGACGAACGAGACCGCGGTCAGGACCAGCGCGGTTCCGAAGTCGAATCCGTCCGGGGCCGTGGACCACTCGGTGAGGAAGGACAACACAGCGGCCAGGAACAGGTGCAGGACCGCCTTCACCCCGGCCGGGATGTTCGCGGAGGTGACCAGGCCCACCAGGACCGGGAGCACGAAGGAGATGGCCAGGCCCAGCCAGTAGGCAGTGTCCAGATTGACGTCCATGACGGTTCCTCTCAGGAAGCGAGTCTGGCAGCGAGCAGGTCCGCCACCTTGGTTGCGATGGCTGTGGTCTGTTCGTCGGTCAGCGTGACCGGGGTGCCGGTGACCTTGAGCGCGTTGACGGCCGTCTCCGACCGGCGCGCCACGGTCTCGATGTTGCGCACCGCCGTGGTCAGGGTGATGAAGGCGTTGTCCGTCCCGGGCACCGGGTTGGCAATGACGCCGTCCTTCAGCAGGACTCGCTCGGCGATCTTCTCGATGTCTTCAGGGGTCACGTCGTCCTCCGTGCTCGGTCCGGCTGCCAGGTGCGCGGCCACCAGTGCCCGCATGCTCACCATAGTGAATCCGCGCGGGTCGATCTTCCGGGTGGTCCACTCCAGATGCCCGATCACCGACTGGGCGCCCCAGCCGTGGAACTCGCAGACCGCGGCCTGTACCCGGACCATGGCTTCGAGCTGCACATCCGGCCACGGGTCCTTGCCGGTGCCCAGGTTCACGCACTCCCACCCGTAGAAGTGCGCGTTCCCGTCCACCGTGTCGGCCCCCGGCGCCGGGATCCGGGTCTCGTCCAGCACGGCGCTGTAGACGTTGAGCGCGCCGGCGCCGGCATGGTTGGACCGGCCGTTGCCGACCAGCGTCACCGTGCCGTCCTTGTGGACGACCCCGGTGCACAGCGGGCCCGGCAGGTCGGCCCGGCCGGAGTAGCACGTCTCGACGATCCCGGTGCCGTCGCCGGACGCGGTGTGATGGATCATGGACCCGTTGACCGGGCCCCAGGCGCCGTGCCCGGCCCGGTTGTTGGTCCGCCAGCCGGGGTGCTCGGTGAACTTCACGCCCCACCGACTGAGCTGGGCGGTGAGCTGGTCTGCGGTCATCGGGACTGTCGTCATCGGTTCCTCCTTCGTCCGTCCTGGTCAGGGAGCTACGCGGTACATGGTCAGGCGGGGACCGCCGAAGATGGCTGCCAGCGCCCCGGTGTTCTGGATCACCGTGGTGCGGATCACGTCTCCCGCGACCATGTTCGGGACCAGGGCGCTGACCATCAGCCGTGGCTGGGCCGGGGCGTTGCCCTCATGGATGACCCGGCCGAAGTCGGCTGTGTTGACGCGGATGAACGCTTCCAGGACCGAGGTCACGTCCGGGGCCCGGACGATGAACTGGAGGAAGTACGTCCCCGGGAGCGCCACCGTGATCGAGCCACCGGAGTTGATCGTTCCGGCTCCGTTGCTGTAGATCACCCGGCTGTACGCGGCATTGCCTTCCACCCCGGGGAAGATGCTGGGGAAGTCGTCTCCGTCGAACACGGCCAGCGGAGGCGCGGTGATCAGGTCGTCCAGCGCCTGGACATCGGTGTCCACCGCGCGGGCCAGGGCTTCCAGCCCCCCTGCGAAATCGGCAGCGTCACCGGGGTCCGGGTAGGGGTAACTGCGGTTGGCGGTCGTTCCCACGGTTCGCCCTCCCTCTCAGAGTGTGGACAGGCGGAAGGACTGGAGCTGCTTGGTCGCCGTGTTCAGCGCCGCGCTGGAGGTCTGGAGCGCCTGGAACGTCATCGTCTGCCCGGCCACGTACACCGGGACCACAGCGACCGTACTGAGTACGGCCCCGTCGGACACAGTGCCGAGCTGGGCATTGCGCGCCACCAGTCCGAGTGAGGAATGGGTGAACGCGATCTGCCGGACACCTCCCCCGGACGCGGTCGCCAGGAAGGTGCACCGCAGCGACACCAGGTAGATCCCGGCATGAGTGAAGACCAGCGTGCCGTTGGTGACCGAGTCGTCCCACATCGAATCGTTGTCGAACGACTCCGACCCGGCGCCCCACGTCAGGTTCGTGTTGGTGTTGTCGGGGATCGACTGGGTGGCCGTGGTCGCCGCGCGCATGGCCGGCTTCGCCGCGCCGATCGCCTGCGCGTCGTACAGGGACTGCACGGCGGTGTCCGCGGTGTCCGCCAGATCCTGGATCGACTGACTGATGTCGGCCGGGTCGGTAAACGTCTGATAAACGAGTGAGAAATTGGCAGTCGTCGCGGTCATCCGGTCCTCCGGGCAATACAGAAGTCGAACTGCATGCCGACGCCGGAGGCCAGCACCGAGCGCAGCCCGAGACGGGCGAACGCTGCCGTGCCTACCGGGACCACCGCGCTGCCGGAGATCGATGTGTACGGGGACGGGATCCCCACGTCGTTGACGCTCGCCGCGGTCACGTTGTCGGTCGTGGTGGGCATCAGGTCGGTGGCGCTGGCGAAGCACAGCAGGTGCAGTTCGATGTCCCCGGTCGAGTCGTCCACCCCGCCGGCGAACGCGGACAGGGCGTACGTCTGGCCGGGGTCCACCGCCCACGGCTGGCTGTACATCACCGTGGTGCGCGCGGACAGGTCCGGATTGATCTGGAGCACGAAGTCCCCCGACGGGGCGTCGGTGACTTGCAGCACCTGGGTGCTGGCGGTGCCGGATTCGTCGTACAGGAACCAGTCGGACGGTACGCCCGGCATCTCCCCGTCGGCTTCAAAGCCTCCGTTCTGCACCAGGTTGGGCCCCACCCCCGCCTGCTTGCCGAGCACGATCCAGCTCGCGTCCTGGTTACCCACCACCACCAGATCCCCTTCGGCAGCGGCGTAGGAGTCCAGGTACGCGGCCGTGATGGTCGTGCTCCCCACCACCACGTCCAGTGTCGTGGCGGTGATCGTGGATACCGTGCCCACCCGGTAGATGCCCGGCCGGGGAGTGACCGACTGCACCGCTTTGGCCATGCGCGTGGACGCCATCACAGAGCCACCAGCCTGGTTGCGGAGAACCAGCAGTTGTCGAAATTCGACGGGGACGTTCCGGAGTAGAAGACCCGCATCCCCAGCGCCGCGCCGCTCACCCGGTTCGTGACCCCGCTGGCGGTCATCCGGCCGAAGCCGGAAGCGGGAGGGGACGTGCCCTGAAGGAAGAACCCGGAGCCGTCTCCGGTGAACTGGACGGCCAGGGACTGCACGTTCACTCCGGCTACTGATCCTGCGAAGCCTGTGACGAGCCAAAGACCTGGTGGGGCGGCGACCGTGTCCCCGGTGGCCCAGCCCTGCGGGTCGTACTCCACCACGTCGAACGGCACGTCGTCGCCGCTGGAGATGGAAGTGGCAGCGCTGATGCGCAGGATCGTGGTGGGGAGCTGGTAAGTGGATTCGATCAGGGTGTCGATCGTCGTGAAGTCCGCGTCCATCGCTTCCGCCAGCGCGCGGGTCTGTACCGGGGCGTTCGCCGCATCCTTGACCAATGGAGGGTCGCACTGTGGGAAGACGTACCCCCGGTTCGGTGTCAGGTCCATAGCTCAGGTCCCTTCCCCGACGGTGACCGGTGGGGCTATCGCTGAGCGGGTGCTCAGGCTCATCGTTCCGTCCGTGGTCAGAGGGTACGTGATCGAATCAATGACCTGGTCCGCACTCTGCCCCCGGTAGCTCAGCCGCACCGTGTCGCCGGGCTCCAGCGTGGAGTCCGGCACCATCTGCACCGACCACTGCTCCGCAAGAGCCGACTGTGCCGCGAGCTGCTGCACCGCCAGCGCCTGCGCGTCCGACGAGGTCAGCGGGGTCTGGATCTTGATCACCTGGGACACGCGGCCGTACAGGTCCCCGAACATGGTCGGGGAGGAAGAGTCCGTGTTCCGCGCGGTCACCCGGATGGGGGTCGTTCCGTCGATGCGCTCCGCCACCACGGTCACGGAGTTCACCACCCCGTCCCGGGTCAGCGTGCGGTTGGCGGTGGACAGCAGTCCGGCCGGTCCGTCACTGATGGCGGAGACCACCGGCCCCAGCGCGTAGGGGAACAGGCGCACCACGAAGTCCCCGTTGCCGAGCGAGTACCAGCGGCCCTGCAACACCTCCGACAGATCGTCCAGCGCCTGGCCCCGGTCTTCGTCCCAGGTCAGCGCCGGGGAGTTCTGGTCGGTCACGTCGTCCGTGCCGTACGTGGCCTCGGGCACCGCCTGGGTGATCAGCTTGCGGATCTCGGTGAGCACCGTGGTGGAGGTGCCCACGTTCTGCGGGGCCTCGAACCGGTACGCCACCACATCGGCCGCGCGGTCGTCCGCCCGGACCGTCACCGTGCCGTCCGCCTGGCGCTGCGGGGTGTACACCCGGCCGGTGAAGACCGGGAAGACCTCCCACAGCCCGTCCGGGTACTGGATCCCCGTGCTGATCCGGATCACGCTCTGATACGGGGACAGGACCGAGTTAACATCCCCGGGAAAGTCCGCGTCGGAGAACGTCAGGGACGCGGACCTGGTCACCCGGGAGGTGAGGTTCGCGGTCACCGACCCGGCGCTGAACGTCAGATCGGGGACGCTCGCGACCTGCACCCCGCCCTGGAACACGTCCAGCGTGGTGTACCGCTTGTGCGGACCGGTCAGAACCGACCGGTACGTTGGAGTCGCGGTCAGCATCAGGCGAGCGCCGCCCAGATGGTGAACTGGCTGTCCGCGTTGCTGCTCGGGGTGATGGGGCTGGGAAGCGACGTCTGTGCCGTTCCGTTGGTGGCGAAACGCTTCCGGGCAGCAGTCGGGATACCCACGTTGGTCACGGTCGCGTTGAGGTCACCGCTACGCCAGATCTGCGGGGCGGTCGCCGCGTTGACGACGATCCCCACCCAGTACTGGCCCGGCGTGAGCGCCACTGAAATGGTCTCGGTGAACAGCCCGGTGGTGGTCACCCGGGCGTCGATCCCGACGTTCGCCAGACGTGCCCCGGTGGAGTCGTACAGACCGATGAAGTTCTGTCCGGCTGTAGCCGTGACACCTACGGTGCCGATCCCCCAGAACAGTTTTGTCGCGGTGACCGGCTTGCTGACGAACAAACCCGCCAGGTAAACCGTCCCGTTGATCATCAGCTTGCTGCCCAGGGCCAGCGCCGGGTCCGCCGTCCAGGCGATCAGGTCGTGATTGCCCGGCTGCGCCATACCGAAGGTATGGCCGTCCGTCGCCAGACTCCCACCGGTGGACCCGTATGTCTGGACACCCCGGACCACGTCCACCGGGGACGCGGTGCCCCCCGTACGTTCCAGTACGCCGATGCCCCGCCCGATCAGCGTGTTGGTGCCTCCGTCGAAGAACCCTGCGGTGATCGCGTGCAGCGATGCTCCCGCGTAGGAGACCGAAAGGGACCCGGTGACGGACAGTCCGTACTGGGGGGTCGCGTTGCCGGATCCGTCGTCGTTCACCCCGGGGTACGTCGTCAGCCCGCTCAGCGTCACCGGGGCCGTGGCGCTGACGACCGCAACGCCTGCGTACCCTGAGCTGGTCGAACCGGAGCCGTCGCGGCGCGCCATGGTGCCGGTGAAGACCAGCGGGGCGTTGCCGGCTGCATCAATGTAGAAACCGCTCTGCACACTGCGGTCGGTGGAGCAGCCCTGCCAGGTCCCTCCACCCGACCCGGTGCCGGTGCCCCACGAACCGGTGATGTACCAGCCCCGCTCTCCTGCGAACTCCGAGCGGCAGGCGGTGAACGAACTATTGGCCATGCCGTCGATGTAGTAACCGCGCCTGCCGCAGCCGATGGCCCGGCATCCGATCATCGTGGTATCGGTCATGCCGGAGAACCGGAACCCGTCCAGAGTGGCCGTGCTGACCTGCACGTTGTCCATGTACCAGGAGTACGGGTGCCCGGACCCGTTGCTGACCGACTGCACACCCCGGTCCGTGACCTGGTCGATGCTGACGTTGTGCAGGACGACCCCGTGGACGAGACCGGTCCCGACAACTCCGCTGGTCGTCCCCGGAAGGACACTCCCGTCCAGCGTAACGTCCTTGATCCGCTGGCCCTCGGACGTGGTCAGGTAACCGCCAGTGGCAGCGTCCACCATCGACAGGATGGCAGCCCCGGAGAAACTGGCCAGGGGCTTGATCCGGGATGTCTGAATGTTGGTACCGCGCATCGCGTAGCTGCCTTGCAGCGTGACGTACGGCGGAATGACCAGCGGAGCCGAAGTGCGGTACGACCCCGGAGGCAGAAAGACCGTTTTGCCCTGCGGGGCCGTGGCGGAGTCGGTGTAAGCCGCGTCCAGAGCGGCCTGGATCGCCGTGGTGTCGTCCGTGGTGTTGTCGCCCAGGGCCCCGTACGCGGCGTCGGTGACGCTGACGATGTTGCCGATCTGCGCTTGCAGACTGGCCAGCGCAGCGTTGAGGTCTGCGCCCCAGGGGTCCTGACCGATGGTGGGAAGAGTGATCATCGCTTAGCCTCCATCGCCGTAGGGGCCTGAGCCGTACGGGCCGAATCCGTACCCGTCCGGGATCGGAACGGGTGTTGCTGTGCAGTCCGCCACGCCCAGCCAGGTCAGACCCGTGTTGGCCAGATCCTGGCTTGTCTCGTACCGCTCCGCCACGATGCACCAGTTGGAGCACACCGTTCCCTGGCCGGCCGCTGCAGGCGAGGGCTGGTCCACCTGCACCAGCGGCACCGACCACAGCCGGAACGGCACCCGCTGGTCGTTGGACCCGGTGTAGTTCTCCGCCAGGTCCCCCGGCTGCCAGTACGCGTCGGGCCAGCCGTACAGCGGGTCGAGCTGGAGCAGCAGCGGACCGCCTGCGGTGAACAGATCGTAGACGGAGTCCACCGCGTCCAGGTTGCGGGTGAGGAAGGCGACGGAGGAGACGATGCCCTTGCGCCGGGCCCAGATGTCCGCCGGTTTCTCCCGGTCCAGGACTCCGATCAGGTTCGCGTCCGAGGCCCGGGTCTTGTTGCCGAGCTGGATCAGGGACACGTCGGTGGCGTCGGTACACGGAGTGGACTGCGGGCACAGGTCCACCCGGACGTTCGCCCACGGCCGCGCCGGGTCCTTGAACCAGTTGAAAGTTGTAACAATCGTCACCGTGTTGGAGGTGACCGAGTTGCCCAGCGGGCTCAGTCCGTCCACGTCTTCGTACGCCCGGTAGTGGACGGCCGTGTTCAGCGGGGCCTCGGTGTCGATGAGGAAGTAGTCCAGCGTGACCGGGAACGCAACGAACCGGTACCCGCCCCGAACGATGTGCTCCGTCCCGTCCGGCTCCACCCGCACCACGGTGAAGGAGTTCTCCACCGAGACGCTGCTGAAGTCGATGACCAGCTCGACTTCCGCGTTGTCGTTGTCGGCGGTCGCCACCAGGGTGCTCATCAGGTCCTCACCCCCTGCGCGAGCTGGCGCGCCACGGTCGCGTTGTTGTCGTCGATCAGCACTTGCACATGATCATTGATCACCTTGTTCCCGATCATCACCGTGACACGCGGGGCGGACGTGTTCACGCTCACGTTCGGGGCCGCGGCCTGCGCGGTGACCGTCTGGGCGGTACGGGTGGAGGACAGCAGGGATGCAACACCCTGCCCGGCCGAGACGGGCGCAGCGGCGCCGGAGACCAGCCGGCCGGCCGCGCTGGCCACCAGCGACTGGTTGGCCCGGATACCCGCGGCGAAGTCGGAGGCGAACGCGTGGCCGGAATACAGCGTCCAGCCCTTGCCGGACAGCGGTCCCACCTTGGCGGGTGAGGACCCGAAGAAGTCCCGGGCTTTTTGCACTACGGACTTCGCCGCGCTGCCGACGGACCCCAGCATGGACTTGATACCGCTGATGAACCCGGAGATCAGGGACCGGCCGGAGTTGTACAGCAGCGAGCCCACGTTGCCCAGCGCCCCGGTGATACGGCCCTTGAGTCCGCTGACCGTACGCACCACGTCCCCGATCGCGTCGGAGACCGCGGTGCGCACCCGGTTGAAGGCGGTGGACGTGGCGGAGGCGATCGAGTTCCACGCCCCCACCAGCGTGCTGCGGATCCGTCCGACGGCTCCGGACAGGAACGCCCCCAGCCCGGTGAACAGGGACATGATCCGGTTGACCAGGTCGGGGATGATGCTGTGCCCCACCAGCGTGTCGTACAGGTACCGGAAGATGCCGATGATCGTGTCGACGGCCTTACGGACCAGGCCGCCCACGCTGCTCACCGTGGTGGCGATCTGGTTCCAGATCCCGGTGAACAGGGACCCAAGGCCCCGCAGCGCCCCGGAGAAGTCCCCGGAGAACAGTGCGACCAGGGTGTTGATCACCGGAATGACGATGTTCGTGATGACCCCGGCCAGCACCCCCACCAGGACAGCGGCCACCGACGCGATCAGGCTGACCCACTGGGACATGATCGGAAGCACGAAGGAAACGGCCTGGGCCAGCAGTCCGATCACTGGCAGCAGCGCGGTGGTGAGACCGAGCATCGCGGTGGACACCTGGACGATGGACGGCAGCAACTGGACGAACAGGTCCGCCAGCACGGGAAGAATCTGGGCGATCAACGGCGTGAGCTGGGGGGCTACCCCTGCGACCGCCGACACGAACGCGGTGAAGGTCGGCAGGAGCTGAACGATCAGGTCGGACAGCACCGGCAGGAGCTGGGCCGTGAGCTGGGTGAACACGTCCAGCAGCGGAAAAATGACCGGGGTCAGCGATGTGATCGCGGGGACCAGGGCGCTCACGAAGGCGTCCCCGAGCTGGACGATCAGCGGAGCCGCGTCGGTGAACGCCTGGGTGATCGTGTCCAGGACCGGGAGCAGCGGGGGGAGCAGGGACGCGATCAGGTCCCCGAGGATCGGGAGCAGCGGGGCGAACGCGACGACCATCGCGCCGATGGCCTGGGCGGTTCCCTCAAGGACCGGACCGAGACCGGTGATGATCGGGGTGAGCCCGGCGCCCAGCGCCTGCACCAGGGTCTGTACGGGCCCGGCCAGGGCCACGAACACCGGCCCGAGGACGCCGATCACCTGGCCCAGCAGCGGGCCCACTGTGTCCGCCACCACGCCCATGGTCTGCACCAGGGCGCCTATCGCGTCCTGGAACCCCTTGGTCGCGGTGGCGTCCTGCAACGTCTGGGTGATGGACGTGAGCACCTGGAACAGCCCCGCCCCGCCCGTGGACGCCGCCCCCAGGACGTTCTTCAGGATCCCGAAGACGTTCCCCGCGATGTCCCCCAGCCCGGACAGGACATCGATCGCGGTGTTGATCGCGTCTTCCAGACCGCCCGAGGCGAACGCCTTGCTCAGCTTGTCCGAGATCGACGTAGCGGCGCCGGCCGCGGCCTGGGTGATCCGGTCGAACGCCGGGGCCGCTGCGGTGGCGAGCTGGCCCAGCCCGGTGACGACCAGCGCCGGGATCCCGGACAGGTTCGTCAGCCCGGTATTGGCCCCGGCCAGCGCCTTGCCCAGGGTGCCGTCCGTGGCGAGCTGGGCTGCTGCCCCTGCTGTGCTCAGGGCGACCTTGTTGAGGATCCCGGACGTGGCGGTCAGGTTGGTCTGGAGCACCGGCAGGACGGACGTGGACAGCTTCGTCAGTTCGGCGGACAGCCCGGTGAAGAGCTGCTGCTGAATGCTCTGCTGGAAGTCGGTGAACGCGGGTACCAGGGACTTCACCGTGAGGGCGAACTCCCTGGCGGACGGAGCCAGCTTGTCCAGACCTGCCTGGAACTTCTTGGCCCCCGCCGCGCTGGTGTCGAAAGCAGCAGTCACCGTGTCCTGCACGCCGATCATGCCGAGCTTGATGGTCTGGGTGGCCTGGGTGACCGCCAGCAGCGCCGGTACGGCCACGGCTCCGGCCGGGGCGATCTGCCCCAGCGCCGTGGCCACGGATGCGATCAGGGGCAGCGCTGTGCCCGCCGCTGCGCCGATGCTGCCGACACTCAGGGCGGTCTTGCCCAGGATCCCTGCCAGCGGGCCCAGGGACACGCCCAGGCCCCGCAGAGACAGGCCGAAACGGTCCGTGTCCCGGGATGTGCTCTCCAGCGAGCGGGAGATCTGCTGGCCCTCCGCGACGAACCGGCCCCGGATGTCGTGCAGGCGGTTGTTCGCGTCCCGGCTGAACTCTCGCAGCGCGAGCTGCGCCGGGGTGGTGTCCATATCGACTTCGATATGGGCTTCGCCGATCTGCTCGCTCACAGGCTCACCCCCATCGCCTTGAGGAAGGAGTCCGACGCGTCTTCCTCATCGGTCCACCACCACGGTGCCTTCGGGTCACGCTGCTTCACACGCTTCGGGCCGGAGCCGGGCACCGCCCAGCCGGCCACGGACAGCATGCTGTCCAGGACCTTCCGCGCGTCCTCCGCGCTCTGGCCCTCGTGTACCCGCACCCGCTGGAGCATCTCCGCGTAGACCAGGTTCAGGAACCGGTCGGCGGGGAGGTAGGCGAAGTCGGTGCCGGAAGCTGCGGAACGTCCGTCGAGTTCGTGCCAGATACCGGGCTGACCGGCCCACCGGCAGAGTTCGAGGACGGCTGTGTAGGGCGCAGCCCGTACTTCTCCAGCAACCAGATCATGACCTCGCTGGCCTGCTCCAGCTCGATGGGGTTCTCCAGATCCCCCAGCCGCTTGGCCACCGCCGCGGCGGAGTCGGGGAGCAGCACCAGCCCGAGCGCGTCCAGGATCGCGTCCACCTGCGCCCCGACCGGCATGGCGCCGATCGTCTCGAAGCGGGTCGCGAACTCCGTCAGCGTCTTACCGGGCAGCGCCCGCGCCGCTTCGAACAGGTCTCCGTCGATGCGGAACCTGATCCGCTCGTGCTGCCGGGTGAAGTCCTTCACCCCGTCGTCTGTGGACCCGGTCAGCGGGCCCGTGCTCTCGCTCATGGGGCCACCGTAGGGGACTGAGGGAGCGATCTTGACCGGGCTGGATTCCGTCACGGTCGGTGAGGGTGTGGGGTTCGGGTTCGGCGGTGTGGGGTGTGGATTCCGTTGCCCACACTCCGGCATTTGCGGACACACCTGGGTACACCCGTACGTATGGAAGGACAAACAGGGCGGAATCGTTCCCTCCGGTGTGAGAATGGGTGTGGAGTGTGACTTTCTCCCTTCTAGGCCATGCGTTTGTGAGTGAAGAGAAGTTGATCAAGGATTTTAAGATCATTTAGAATGCTCAGTCACAGAGGCATGGCCTAGAAGGGCCGTTCCCCACACTCCTCACTCTGAAAACACTCCCGCAGGTCGGTGCGGGCCCGGCCCTCCGTTACGCTCCGTTACTGGTTTCCGGGCCAGATCCGTGGTTTACTTAAATGAACCCGACCCGACGGAGGAACGATGACGAAACCCACGGCCCTCACAGCGGCCGAACTCACCGACCGGATCGCGGAACAGGTGGTCTGGGCCATGCATGCCCGGGACCGCATCCTGGGGGACCTGTCCGACGCCGGCTACGTGGTCCGGGACAACCTGACCGGCCAGATCAGCGGACTGCGCTGGACCCTGTGCCTGCTTAAGGGCTGGAACCCGGCGCGTGAGTCCGCCCATGAAGGCCAGGCGGACCGCTTCGTCCGTGTCTGGCACAACCTCCCGGGCCACTGCACCGAGCCGGGGTGCGGGCCGTGGTAGGGGTCCTGCTGGGCGTCTGGCCGGGAATCGGCCTCGGTGTGGGAGTCGTCTGGGTCGGGACGTGCTGGGTCGCTCACCGGATCAGAGTGCGGCGCGCAGGGCCTCGATGAGGAAGTTGTTCGGACGCGTGCCGGGGTGCGAGACGTACCGCGCGTACACGACCCGGCCCCCGATCTCGAACCGCAGGACGCCCCCGGTGCGCTTCGGCCGGATGATGTGGGGCCGGGTCCCGTTCACCACGTAGATGGTCGCGGGGTGGGTGGACGTGATCGTTCCCACCGGCCCGTCGTGGGTGTAGCGCAGGGACGTACGGATGCCGTTGCCCATGGACCCCGGTGCGAGGCGCTGTGCGGCCGTCTGCACGCGTTCCACGCGGCGCCTGAGACTCCGGTCCACCGCACCCCCGGGAAGCCGTAGGAGACGCGCTACACGGCTCTGTTCGAGCCGGAACGAGGTGGACACGTTGAAGGACATGTCAGTTCCTCGGCAGACCGACCAGGAACCGCAGCTCGTTACCGACGCATCCGCCGGTCGGACCCTGCGCGGTGAGCGGGTTGAGAAAGAAGTCGATGATCTCCCGGTCCGCCTTCATCTCGCACAGCTTGGCCGAGACCGCCTTCAGCAGCCCGTAGGCATCGGTCAGGATCTCCTGGGCCGATGCGTCCAGGTCGGCAATCGTCGGGACCAGCGTCTGGTCATCCGGGTTGGGGGCGCAGCGGATGAGCTGCACCACGACCTCTGCGACCTCCCACGCCGCGTCACAGGCTCCGACGCGGGCCGTGAGCGGCTGCGGGAAGGCGTCGGAGAGGTAGATGCGGGCCACGGACAGGGCCAGCAGCCCGCAGTCGCAGGCGTCCCAGGCGATCGCCCCGGGCACGACGCTGGACCGGTCCGGAGGGTTCGCCGCGATCTCGGCATCGATCGCCAGACGGACGGTCTCCGCCACGGTGTACCACTTCAGCGGTCCGGTGATGAGCGGCATCAGGTGGGCCGCCTGACCGGTGGCCGGTCGGGGCTCACGATCCGGGCCTTCTGACGGATCCCGTACGGGTTCCAGGTGGCCAGGAACATGTCCACCAGGTACAGCCCTGTGCGGCCCTGTCGGAACAGCTCCCCCACGTCCGGATACTGGATCGTCACGCCCTGGCGGACCAGTTGCTGGAGTCCCGCCGGCAGCTTGCAGTCGCCCCCGGTCGCAGCCCGCAGGATCTCGCAGACCAGCGCGCCCATGGCGAACGCTGCGCCCTCGGGGACCGCCTCGCCGTACGTGGCCGTGACGGACCAGGTGTCCGCCTCGGTGTCGTCCTTGGACAGGTCGTTGCAGCGGGGCCAGACCCCGCCGTCGGTGCGGACCACGATCCGGTTGTTGTCCAGGCGGTACCCGCCTGTCACCATCGGTTCGCCGTCGATCTTGATCTCGATGATCTCGTTCACCGGGGCGGGGAGGATGAACTCGCTCACCATGCTGCACGAGCAGGACCCGGAGCAGCCCCCGCACACCAGGTTGAACCACAGCCCCCCGATCAGCGCCGGGGTGGGCCAGGAGTTGGCGAACCACGATGGCCCGAAATCGTCGTACATGCGTCCGCTGTAGCAGTCCTGACGGCACGGGCGCAGCGTCACGGTGCACAGCCCGAACCGCATGCCGGTCAGTGCCCACAGCACCTCGGTCGCGGTCGCCACAGCGGCCCCGGTCAGCGGAGCCGTCTCCGCCGTGACCTCGCACAGCCATTCGACGGGCCACGTGGCGCAGGGACCGAAATCGGCTCCGCTGTTGCTGCCGGTGGCGGTCACCGGGTTGATGACGGGCATCAGGTACCTTCCCGGTCAGGCGTCGGAGGGACTGTCGTTGGGCCAGGTGTGATCGTCCACGATCGCCTGGGTGTGGACCAGGTGGTCCCCGATGTGGGCCCCCTCTTCGCCCCAGTGGACGCACCGCAGTTCCCGGGGCTCCCCGTTCACGATCAGCGTGTCGGTCGCGGGGCAGCGGGCACGGGCCACGTGGTCACCTCCGGGGTCATACGGCGAACCAGCCCCAGGCGGAGCCGTCGAACAGGGCCGACAGCCGCAGTATCGCACCCGAGGCGACTACCACGCTGGTGGCGCCGGGCAGCGCCATGGCCGTGATGGTCTGCGCGGATCCGGTCGCCACGGTCAGCACGTCGGACCCCGTGTTGTGGAAGACGTACGTCACCGGGTTGAAGTCGGCCCCGGCTGCGGGCAGCGTGGCGGTGAAGGCGCCCACGGCGTCCGTGTCGCAGATCAGGGCGCGGTCGATGGGGCGCGCGGTGAAGTTGGCGGTCAGACGCCTGATGGCCTTGGGTACCGCCCCGTTGACCAGCTCGACCCCGCAGGGCCCCGACGTGCTGACCCCGGACTCGGTGAACAGTCCGGTCAGCCGGACCAGGCCCAGGGCGAACTTCACCGCGTTGGCGCTGTTGCCGTCGATGTTCGGGGTGCTGGACTCGGTGGAGATGTTGGCGTAGATCGTGGGGCCCACGCCGGAGGATCCGGGACCGATGATGTACAGCTCGTGAACGCACGCCTCGATCGACGCCGAGACCACTTCCATGGCGTGCACGGACCCCACGGACCCGAAGTACGTACCGACCGGGCACAGCGCCGCCCAGCAGTACAGGATCATCAGCCGGAGCATGACCCCGTGCTCGGTGAAGGCCAGCGCGTACGTGTACCCGCCCCCGCAGCTCACATTCTCCGCTATGCAGTGATCATTGTTGCCCGGCGCCGGCATCAGCGCACCGAAACTGAGACCGGTTCCGAACACGCCGGGGGAGCTGTAATCGGTGCTCGGGCTGGCCACGGTCCCGGCCGTGCCGTACCCCACATTCGCCACGTGCGCGTTGGCGCAGCCGTAGAAGTTGAAGGCGCCGTACGTGAGCCCGAAGGCGCTGTGGGCGGTGAGGATGGCCAGGTTCTTCAGCACCGCCTGGGTGTTGCTGTACACCGCTCCGACGCCGTACCCGCTGCCCTCGTTGGGGCCGCAGATCACGCCGGGGTTGCCAGCCGCGTTGATGCTGGTGATTTGGGCCGCGGTGGACGCGTACACGCCGAAGGAGATCAGGCAGGACCCGGCGAACTGGGGGACGGTCTGCTGCCAGTGGCGGACGGCCGCGGCCCCGTCGCTCTCGCCCCGGAACTCAAGGATCCGCTTCACGCCGGTCGTGGGCTGCGGGCCGAAGACGACCTGGCCGTTCCCGCTCTTGGACGTGTTCAGGGCTCCGGCCACGATGAAGGGCTGCGGGGGTATGTAGACCTGCGCATAGGTGTGCGTGAGCAGGTACGCCTCTGCCGCGTCGGTCGCGGCCTGGATCGCGGCCTGGTTGTCCGTACCCCAGACCACCACCGCGTTGGCCAGCGCCCCGCCCGAGGCGTTGCTGAAGGACAGCGTGAGCTGGGTGGAGCTGGTGCGGACCAGCACGGTGCCGGATGCGGTGGTGACCCCGTTGACCCCGGCACCCTTCACCGAGATGGCCTTGCCCACGATCCCGACGGGGAAGTTCGCGGTGGCGCTGGTGAGCACAGCCGATCCGTTGCTCATCACCCCGTCCCCGACCACCTGCGCATCCCCCACGGCGCCGTAGGCGGGGTCGGTGATGTCGAACACCCACTCCGGCGTGACGGACTCCGGGGCTGCCCACGCCGCGGCTGCGGCCCCGGTGGCGGTGAGCACGTCGCCCACGTTGGGCGTACCCGACAGCACCACTCCGTCGATCGCTGCCACGGACGGATCCGGGTACGTGCCGGCCAGGTCCCCGCCGGCGGGGCCGGTGGGCCCGGACGAACCGGTGACCGGGGGCACGGTGATCTCAAAGGATTCGGTGTCCAGGTGCAGCCAGTACGTGCCTTCCTCGATCCAGAAGGTGAGGAAGGCGTTCGCATCGGTGACCGTGGGGTTGGCCACCGGTACGGTGCCGCCCGCGTCGGCCCACAGCGGGGCGAAGGTGTTCGTGTCGTGCAGGAAGACCCTGGACACCACCCCCGGCGCCAGCGCGCCGGAGGGGAACCAGAACTTCTGGGAGTACAGGGCCAGTGCCATGCCGCGCCCTTCGGGTCAGGTCACGGCGTGAGCGTGGTGGAGTCGCAGGCGGCGTCCGGCGGGGGCGTGGTGGTGACGTTCCAGATCCAGTGCCGCTGCGGGGACAGGACGGCTGTATCCCCCAGCCAGGGCGCGCCCACGTCTTCCAGCCAGTTGACGCCGTGCGCCTGTGTCTCGGACACGGTCTGGAAGGTGCTCTTGTCGTTCTCGACCGTGTAGTCACCGTGCTGGGTGTTGCCCACGTTCGGCCAGGCGTTGTAGATGAACCTCTGGTTGCCCGAGCTGTCGCAGGCACCGGATCCGGCCACTTCCTGCCAGATCTCCAGAGAGAACCGGTTGTCGTCCCCGCCCTCACCGAAGGCGAAGCCGGTCCCGGTCACGGGGGTTCCGTCCCCCAGTACCTGGGCGTCGATCACGTACGCGGCGAGCAGAGCGTTGACCTCGCACCAGTCGACGGTCAGCTCTTCGCGCTTGAAGATCGGCTTGTCCTTCTGGTTGATACACGCGTCGCCTGCGGCGTTGCGCTGGAAGAACTCGGTGCCGTCCTCGTACTGCGGGCTCATCACAGCCTGGATGAACCCGTCGCTGGTGATGACCAGCCCGGAGTCCCCGGTGACCGGGACACCGCACACGTCCACGGCCACGATGCGCAGGTGCGTCCC